TTCGTCTATTAAAGCAGGTTGAGCAGCAGTCCATTCAATTCCACCAGCAATAGTTTCTATAGCAGCTATAGTACGTTGGGCGTCCTCACCTAAAATAAACTCAATACTGATTGCTGCCCATTCTACCATTACTCTAGCAATTTCAGCAATAATATAACTTACACCGTAAACAATACTAGCTATAAGAGCCCCTATCTCTTGGAATATTCCTATCATAGAAGCTCTATTGTCTGTTCCATAATAACCAAGCGCCTTTTCAGTAGCATCACCCCATTCGTTAAACAATTCTGTTAATGGGGAAACTGCAAAAGATAACATATTAAGGAATTCTTTTGTTCCTATTACCATTCCTTCCCAAGCGCTTTGCCAATGTATAGTTCTAACAACAAGAGCTGCAACAAGTGCTGTAACAGCTAATAATAACACATAAGGATTTAATAGAGCTTTACCAAATCTTGCTATTGCTCCTCCTAAATTACTCATAGCACCAGTATTTACTAAAGTTTCCGCAGTAGCTTGTTGTGTTGCTTCAGCTCTAGCTACTTCAGCACCAGCTTGAGCAGTAGTAGCAGCAGTGTTGGCCACCTTTGCGGATGTGTTTGCTATGATAGCTATTTCATCAGCTAATGTTAACAAAGTACTTATTGGTATAACTGCATTTAATACTTTCCACCATACTATTAGTTTAATAATACCCGGTCCTAATGCTTGTATTACTCCTAAAACAGCTTTTACAGGTATAAAATAAGCTTTAAGCATAGATAGATTTAAGAATCCTTCCTTTGTAAAGTCTTTAATAATATTAACTAAAGAATGAACTGCTTCACCAAACATCTTAACTGCTTCTGTAGCCATCTTTCTTATATCTCTACCAAACTCAGTAAGTACATACTTACCATCTTGTTCAGTAACTATTAACCCTCTCAATGAAGCAATAACATCGAGTACTCCTTGGTGGAACTCGTTGAGGGATTCGGTTCCATCGTCATTAGCTTCACGCATAAAGAATATAGCTTCTACATTGTTTTTAAGAATCTGTATTTGAGCTTGAATAGATTCATTCTGAATTCTAACCATCTCTTCTAGTTCTCCACCAGCATTAGTAGTATCTTCTACTGCTTGTTTAAACTCTTCAGCATTTTGAACTAAGTGAATAAACGCAGTTGCACCACGCACATTCAAATCTTGGATTAAAGCGGTTAATAATTCAGTATTACTAGCAGTTTCTGGTCCTACTACATCTGCAAATCTTTGAGCTATTTCAGTCAATTGCATCATTTCGCCTTGAGCATTGAGAATTTCTATTCCCATTGTTCTAAATACAGCAGCGTTATCTTCTGCACTTTCAGCAAATTCTGCTAAAGCCTGTCTTAAACCACGACCTGCAATACCTGCCTCCAAAGCTCTATTAGTCAAGATTTGTAAAGACCCCAATAGTTGGTCTATACTTTGCCCTGTAGCAGTAAAGAAAGGTAGAGCAAACTTAATAGCGCTTGTTAAATCTTCATACTCAATAAGAGATTTCTGAATTGCATGAGCAAATTTATCTGTTAAGAGTCCTGCTTCATCCATAGACATACCAAAACCAAATAAAGTCTGTGCAGTTAATTTAGAAATAGTATTGTGGTCACCTTGAACAGCCATAGATAACTTTAAAGTGTGTGGTAAAACGGACATTGCTTCATCAGCGCTAAGACCTGCCGAAGCAAGTTGATAAAGACCTTTTGCACCGTTATCCATAGCAAGACCGAATTCTTGACCAAATTGAACAATTGTTTGTGATGTTTTAAATAGTTCATCACGTGTTTGTCCAAAAACCGAGTTAGCATTGAGTAATTCTCTCTCAAATTCTGCCAAAGCCATGGTAGATTCGTTTAATTTATAGTAAAAACCAGTGAGAATTGATAATGCGTCTCTTAATACCTCATTAAATGCACTATGAGCAGTATTTATAGCCTTGTTTACAGCGTCTTTTAACTGCTGTTGAGCAGCTGCCAAATCTTCTGTTAATTTTCTTTCCTGTTCTATAGCTTCTTGTAACTTTTGTGAATTTTCTATTCTTTCCTTATTCAGTCGTTTATCTTCTTCAGCATTTTTTAGATGTTGATGATGCATATCCCTATCTACAATAATCATCTGTTGATAAGAATTTTCAAGACGTTGAGCATCTTCTACCTTAGATTTAGCATATTCTGCCATTTCTTTATTAGCTTTAGCATGAGCAACTGCCGCAGCAGCCGTAGCCTTAGCATCTTGAAGATGAACTTTTGTAGCTTCTAATATTATTTTTCTTTCTTCACGTGAAAGATTAATAAAGTTTCTCATTACCTTCTGATATTTTTGAGCAGAAGACATATCTGAAGTTAAATTAGCGAATAATTTAGGAGCCACAGTTGGTGCAAGCTTTTTCATCTGTGTTTGCATGCCTTGAATTTGTCTACTTTTATTAGCAAATTCTCCACTAAACATCTTTTGTGTTTTATTTAAAGAGGCTTGTGCAGCAGACATCATCTCTCTATCTTGACGTTTAGTAAATTCGGTAATTTTTTTATTAGTATTTTGTAAATTGTTAAGGGTTATTTGAGTTCTTTCGGAAGCCGCCTTTAAATGTTGTTGATTTAGATTCTTATACATTTTTGCACTAAATGAACCTAACATTTGCCCTGTTTGACTTAGGGCTTTTGGCGATGGCACTGCTAATCCAATAGCAACTCTAGCGGCAAATATCTGCCCTGCTACACCCATACTACATCAATCCATCAAAACTTACTTTTCTCTCCTTTCCTGACAAATCATGATATTTGGCCTGTTGCTCTTTATAACGAGCCCACTGACCTCTAATTTCAGGCTTGTTTTTTGCCATTTCATTTATTTCTTTATCCGTATACCCATCCATAGCATGAAGGGCATTATATTCATTTAAGGCTCCTTGAAGTCCTTCTAACTCCCAAGAAGGCATGTTTTTAATTTCAGTCCACGATATTCCTAACTCTTTCATAAGAGGTACGTAAAGGATGACCGGTCTAGGTGTCTCGGTCATCCCATGGTAAAATTTTCCCTAGCTTCGGTATTTACTGCCATTATTTTATTAGCAATATTATATCTCAAAGTTGTAGGTAATTTTTTCCATGAGTCCTCATCTAAAGTTTTTCCTTCCGGATTCCTTTCGTTTGCTTTTGCTATCATCATAAGTATTCTTTTGTTACCTAATTCCTGATACCAATTCATTTTATCTTCCTCAGTGTCAAAATCATCCCTAAAAGCACCAGTTGGTTCTTCTTCTTCTGTCAATTCACAGAACTGAACAGATAATGTTTTGCCTCGGAAATCTATGTCTTCATTCTGAACTTCATCAGTTAAAGCAATCAAGCTTTCTATTGTCCATGTATCTTTTTCTTTTGTCATTTCTAATTCCTCTGTTTTTAAAAATTACTAAACAGGGCACAGCCCTGCTTAGCTTTAGTTGTTACCTTATAAGTCGGTTACGTCACTGGCTGCAACATAGGCAGCTGTTCCTATCTTAGGGTCTATGTAAGACATAAACTCCATAGTTTCATCTGACGTACCATCCGCATTGGTGGTAACTGTGTGACTTTGTATACAAGCATTTCTTATAGTAAATACTTCAGTGCCAGTTTTAAGCCTTATCCAAATTCGATATCCATCGGTTATTTTTGGTTCGGTTAAACCAGCTGCATCAATAAGACTGCTGCCTGTAAGACCAAATCTTGCATTGTTGAAAACATCATCCCATACTTGGTTGACCTTTTTACGGGTTAATGTAACTGTAGTTTCTTTCTTTATTTCTATTTTAGTTACATCTCTAAAACCAAGATAAGTAATATCTTCGTCCATTGCTCCAATTGACAAGTCTACACCATTAATGTAATCCCACTTTCCTGCACCTGCATCGGTACCGGAAGCACGTGGAACTGCAAATGTTACATATGAGCCTGTTTCAGCGTAATCTCCAGTAGCCCAAGTTGGACCTGCTGTGCCACCTGAGTGACAGAGAGAGTTGGCAGTTTCTTCTGTACCAACATACACATCTACATCTCTTCCTACAAAATAGACCATCAGAATTGCCCCACTGCTGTTTGAGTTTTATAAAACTCGCCTTTTGTCTGGCTTGTATTCTGCTGAGGCATTACGGTGGAAGTAAATTCCATTGTTTCCTCAGTTGTTCCATCTGCATTCACTGTAACAGAATGTCCTGTTATTGCAGCATTACATACTGTAAATACTTGTGAATATTGTGAAGCATTGTCTCCATCTCTTAGTCGTACGTGTACTCTATAACCATAACAAACTGCGGCTGTATCTTTAATTTTGTAAGGGACGTCTAGTCCTTCACCAATCGTACCAGCTCCGGAAGCAGAACCACTTCCTAATCCGAAACGAGCACCCATACGGGCTGCTTCAGTACTAGTACCTTCAAAATCTGCACTAGCACTTGGACCATTAAAAATTGTGTCCCAAACTGGGTCACTCTTTTTCTTTGTAAGGGTCACTGTAGTTTCTTTTCTTCCACTTGCTATTTTTTGAGTATTTATATGACCAAAGAAAGGACCGATGTCTTCATCGCTTGCTGTTATAGATAGGTCACACCCTATCAAATCTGTTACACGACCACCGCTTACAGATGCGTTACTAGCCATAGATGGAGCGAAACCTATTGTTGCTCCTGTGGCTGAGGAATCGCTCATGCAGACTACTTGATTGTAATCAGCATCGGTTCCTATTGCGCAATCGTTCGTGATTAGCGTTTCAGTCGTGATATATACATCTACGTCTCTACCTAGGTAATATGCCATATTTTCACCTTTTCTTTTTGTGTCTAGACAACATTACATTACACTTACCTTATATTACTCTACTGTAGTATATAAAGCTTGTGCTTTACTTATACTGAACCATGCGACTTTGTTTTTGGAAAAAGTCCCTCATTCTCATGTCTGCACGAGGCTTATAAACATTGATTGATTTATTAATCCATGATTTCCTTACCCTAATAACTCCATCACCACTGTAGTCTTCAAATCCTTCGGTTGAAGGGCTGAGACTAGAGAATCTATTCCAAGCAGCTTGAATCCATGTACGTTGATTTTTAGCTTGGTGCGCTTGAGGACCAAATAATATTTCTGGAGGTGATTTTTTACCTGCTTTATATTTATCAACTGGCGTTAATCTTTTAGCAGTATATGAAGCAGCTCCACCTTTACGTTTTAAACTACCTAAACTGTTAATTAAATCTGCTTGAGAAGAAGACCCTATTAAAGGTGTAATAGCTACACCATCTGCTTTAGTTCCTGTCCATGGTCCATTTTTTTGAGCAAATACATATTCAGGTACTTCCCAATCATAACCACCTACTTTACGTTTCCACTCATCAGTTAGTTGATTACTATCATTCATAGCATCTTCCATTATTTTAGCTAATCCTTTGTGCATTGAAGGATTGTCTAAATTATCTTGAATCATACCAAAGAGAGCGTCCGATATCTCTCTGTTAGTCATAGTAGCAGCGATTGTGGCATACGCTAAATAACTATCTCCCATCAACATGCCTATATCATGTAAAAACCTACTTCCCAACTGGTCGTGCCTATCTGCTGCTACTTGTTGTTGAGTTCCTGCCCAAATAGCACCTTGTACCATAAATTTTGCTGTTTGTTCTACAGTTAATAATTTTTTAGCCTGAACGTGTTTTAATATCAAATTGGCCATAGAAGATTGTTTGGTAGAAGGGCCAAACTCTTGCATGGGAATTACTCCTATATTATAATTTAAAGCTGTAATATAAGAAACTTTTACTGGTTTACCACCAATAGGAATAAAAATCTCAGTTTGTTTCCATTCAGGCATTATTTCTACATTAACTATATAAGGACCGCCTTGATTTGAACCACCCATCGGAAACGCAAAAGAAAAACTATTAGCTGAACCACCTTGCGCACCGGGAGCCGCAGGTGATAATAATGCTTCACGTGCCCTACCTATAATCTGTAATGTAAATCCAGATAATGTACTATCTCCAACTTGACCTTTAACTTCACTAAAATAAAAGCCATATCCTAATTTCTTATAAAATCTATCAATTTCATTCATCATATCCTTCATTTGTCCTGCCATATATTCATCAGCTTCATCTAAAAACTTTTCTGACATTTCTTGACGGTTTAATCCGGCATATTCTCCTTTAGTGCCACCTTTAAAAGCTTTAGCTAAGAATTTTTTATCTTTCGTAACTTCCAAACCTACTACTCTATTAGATATTTTTTGTCCTACCATGTTTTCATTCATAATATTAATTAAAGCATACATTTTAGTTAAATCTTCTTCTGTTTTTATACCCCAATCGTAAGTTTCTGTACTAATCCATCCTTCTTCTCCAGTTCTTAAACTAGAATCTTGTTGAAATGCACCATGAGCTCTAGCTTGTTCACGAGCTATTTTCATAATATGGTTTAATTCAGGAAATTCAGAAGTTTCCATCATATTAAGAAGACCTTCTTCTTCCATCTCAGCTTTTTCTTTTGTAGATTTTAAAGGGTCTGCTTGGAAACTTTGAACTATATCAGCTAATTCAGCAGCCATTTGTGTAGAACGAGCTGCCATTGTATCATCGGGGGTAAATCTTAAATCGTTAGCTAGTTGGTCACTAGGATTAGTGTGTCTAGTATCTCTAGTTTTAAAAGAGTCTTCAGGAAAAGCTTGAGGACCATCTTCTTCCATCTCAGAATAACCGGGTATACTTGACGATTTAACGTCTCTGTCTTCATTATATCTTTTAATACGTTGAGCAAAATCGTCTGAATGAGGAGGTATATTT